AACGTAAGCACCTGCGCAGTTTCTTCGAGCATCTCAGGGGGTAGCAGATCGTACCGAGGCTTGTCGTCATCAGCCTTCACAAACTCACTGGGTACTTCTTCTCTCCAGTTGGGTGACGATATACGGGACATAATATCTTTAACGGGTTTGGGTTTTACATCTAACGCCGTGGCTACTTCTTTGGCGGTTGCCTTGCGGTTTCCCAATAGATATTTCCATACCTTCGCTTCTAGATTGGTCATATTCTATATCCTTCTTTGCGGCGGTTGCTCACAAACCTTGTCAGGTCTTCCTTGGCGTTCCAGTAACGGTTCTTCGCACTAGGAGACGCATCTCTCTTGTGGTACGCCTCCATCCAGAAATCTACTTGCTGCTTTAAGAACTTGTGCTCTGCTTCGAGGGCGGGGGACAATTTATCCTTGCGCTCATCACCCATCACATTGAGAACCAATCTGCTGACGGAGACCACAGAACCCATGAGGCTTTATCTTGACCGCCCTTACAGTGAACTTGAGCCTTTGCCATCTCCCCAGCGTTGTGCATACGACTGAGGGCCAGCTGCATCTCGGCTTCGGTGGCACCCATATTCTCAGCCAGTGCCGGAGCGGTGATCGCAGCCTGATTGTAACCTATATCGAAGTAAGCCATGATGCGGTCTTCCAGTTTGGCTTCGTCTACACGGGGGGTCGGTGCTTCTACGGGTTCGCCACCGGCATCACTCATAGACACACCTATAGCCTGCCACGGTGTGCTGGGTTTGCTAGGGTTAGGCGCAAGGACTAGCTTGCGTACTGTATCGACTTCAATATTAAACTTACTCATAAACCCTGAGTTGATGAATACTTCTTCCCCAAGGTCGATCCGTATTCCAAAACCAATACCCGTTTGTATTTGGCTCTTAATGTAAACTTCACATGTGTTTTTTGATATGACATTCATATTCGGTATCCTTATGTTTGTTTGATTTGTAAACTTATCCATGACGTGAGCACTTCTTCTGTGTCGTGCATGTTTTCTTCATTCACGACCCAATCAAATCCTCCTGCAGATTTGATGTCTTCTAGGTTCTTCTGTTGGAGTGCGGTAGTCTTCCCCTTCCCCGCTTTACATTCGATGCCGAAGAACAATCCTCCGCAGCATGCGACGATGTCAGGTACGCCGCTTCGCCCAAAACCACCTGTGGCAGGGTAGAAGTAATACGCACCCATTTTCTTTAGGTAGTTAGTCACTACCCTTTTCACTTTAGCTTCAGGTGTCATTGCCATTAATTTTCTCCCTTTGTGGTAGTAACTGGCCTCGGTAGTTTAAGTGGGGAGCCGAAGCCCCACACAGTAGTGAGCCACTACCTATTCGTGGTAGACCCAGTATGTTGATTTATCTATTCTACGCCCCACCTCCTCAACTTCTTCCGTTGGTGGGGTGGGATCAGTCATCATTAGGACAGCAATACGTTCTTGAACCCAAGTTGGTGTATCGTTTATGCTATCGTACGAACCTAAAGCCCCTGCGTAAATACACCCAATATCAAAAGACATTATATCTACCTTGTTCGTGGTAGGATGTATCGTGACGCGATACGTGGTGGTGTCATTTGCTCCCACGTTATGCTACTCACACTTCGCATAGAACATATTGCTACCGGCTCGGTAGCCCACGCCCACCACGTATTGCCCTGCGTTAACCATTGACAGCACAGATACCGCACCTGCGATACGCTCCGGTAAGTCTTCCTGTGTGTATCTTAACACCTCGTAGTCGTCGCAGTGGGAGATACTAAAATAGTTTTTCACGTTGTCGTACCCACGGAAATACTGTCTACCCCCCATCTGATACGCCTCGATAAACGTATGTTTCACGTCGGTGAGCTTCCTACCTTCTTCGTACTCTTCTCTCGCGGCGAACGTCTTGTGTAGCAAATCTTCAAGTTCCTTGTCAACAAACACGTAGTCTGAGTGCAGTAGGTGTTTAAGTTCGTTCTGCAGAGCGTTCGGTGCGGTAGGTCTGAAACTCGCCCTATCAAAAAACCCAGTACGCAGTTCACTTGCCAATACCCTTAGCTCTAAACCCATACTCTGTGAGGCGGTGTTTAGCTTGTGTTTGAACTCACTATGTACTAGTTGCATGGTTTGCGGCAGCGTCAACGGGCGTAGATATCTCTCTGCGTTCTTCACCGCCTTAGCTCTATGCAGGGCGCTCGACATATGCTCCCTGTCACCCCAATTATACTTGCCATTGGATATGTTCGGAGAGAATACAGAGTAACGCTTCTCACCATCGCCGCCAGTCATATGGTCGGAGTAGGATATCCAACCCATCGCATAGGTATCTTGTGGTCGATATACCCACAAAGACGCCTCATCTTTCCGCGCCGTGCGTAGACCACGGACTTTGCCCTTCAAGTCGGACGCCATGTCCATCACGCCGATATTCTCGCTACCTGTGGACGGTGGTTGTTTGATTAGTTCTGATACTAAAATTAGGTTTAACATAGTTGTTCTCCTGTTACTTGTTGATGAAGCCTAGCTCTGCATTGATAAACGTGTTGTAGCGTGATCGTACCTTGGCTAAGTCCTCCTTGGTCTCGACGGTCTTGACGTAGTACTCCTTAGTCCAACTCCATGTGGTGTCAGTGCAGCTTGATGCAAACTGTACCCAGAATTGTAGGCGCATAGGGTGCTCTTCGTTGCGTACAATCTCACGGTATTGTATACGCGACTCCTTGTGCTTGCTCTCTCTAAAGTTCTGCACCATCTCACCCAGCATGTTGTGGGCGTAATCCCGCTCCTCTAGCATTAGTAGGGGCGACACAGTCATACCCCACTCGAAGAACTTCTGGATGTCCGCTTTGAACTTAGCCTTGGTCTTCTTGTCCACACGTGGTGGTGTCGGCAGCTTTCCGCCTGTGCCCTCGACATGCTCCCACTCGCTGTTGTCCTTACGTTGGAACACAACTGAGGAGTTGTCGTCACGTAACGTGACAAACTTAGCCATGTGCTTCGCGTAGTACCCACTCTGACTGCGTGACTTGTAGTCGTTATACGCAGCTTTCGGCGTGGTACGTACCTTTGCAAGGTAGTGTGTAGTCGTTGGACGACCGGAGCTTCGTAACCCACCAAAGGAAGACACGCGCATGTAATGCTTGCCGTTACCAATGCAGAACGACATCGAACGGGGCGAGTGTCGGTCTAGAAAAGCATAACGTCCGTTGTGAGCGCCCGGCCCCCAGCCATTGCGTATGGTTACTTGGTCTGTACCATCAGGCAGCTTGCGCCACACAATAGGTGCATACTTCTCCATGTATGTTAAGGTAGGCAGCGTACCGTGGTAGCCCCAGTACGGGAAGTACTCGTCACCGAAGTGATACCCATCCGACAGCGCATAGCAGTTGGCGCTGATCTTAACGATGCGTTCGTACTTGCGCCTGCGATCCCCGATAGGGCGTATGTCTTTGCCTACGTTGTCTCTGCCGCGCAGCGGTTTGATACGATTGTAGTGATCCACTACCTCCTTGAAGGTGCTGTGAAGTGAAATTGTTAGTGTCATTTGATAGTCTCCTATTGCTAACTTAATTGGTATGTTTTAGGTTATTCGAGTGGGTGGTTTCATCTAATAAAAATACGCTTAGTCACGGGAATGACGGTTATTTTGATTGGTTGCGTTGCTACCAGACTGCGCCAAACGACTTGAACATCAACGGCCACCCACACGATCACCCATGAATTTTTCGATGGTTTCTAGCGTGATTTTAAAATGATTTCTTTCTTTGCAAGCCTCTTCGAAGAGCTTTTTGTAGTGCTCTTCTCGCGTCCTTGCGGTTTTTAGTTTTTCCGCAACGTCGTTTATGTTTTTCTCTTGGAACACATCAGAAAAATCAAACTTGTGGATACTTCCACTGGCAGTGTACTCAACAACCAAATCAACGCGGCACATACGCAAATCTTGCTTGGCCTGTCTTTGGCATTCCCACTTACCGTTTGATAGGTACTCTTCTCCAAGATCATTGCGATACACCCAAATCCTACTCGCCTTGTCGCTACCGCTTGCTTCGTGGCGTAATACTCTACCACAGGTGACATTGTCATCTTCTAGGTATTCAAGCATCTTCTTCCTCCTCTTCCTCAACTTCTACCGTGCCACTGCCCTCGCAGTTACCGCACTCAGTTATGTAGTCCTCGAAGTACCCATAGTCGTTACCAAACCCTTGCGGTACAAACCTGTCGTACGTACATTTGCCTTCACCCTCGCACTCGGGGCAGTTGATCTTAGCTTCCTGTAGTTCGACTACATAGTTACCTATCTTGCTCATTTTATTTTTCTCTCTCTTGGCTAGTTTCTCTTCTTTTATCGTGCGGAAGTAGGCATCGCGCCGCCTGCTAGATCGAAACAAATGTCCGTTTTCGCGCACTTCTCTACGATTGGTCGCATGCTTACTCATAGGTTTATCTCTACCGTTCGGACCACCTGCATGGCCTCCCATAGTTTACCGTCCGTGCACTCCTCACGGATTTCGGTATCGTCATGGTCTTCGCCTAGACGTATAAACCTATATTCTATAGCCATACCCCTCTCCTCGTTAAACTTATCCGCTAGGGTGAGCAGGTATTCGTAACCCTGTACCTCTGCGTAGCTGTCGTACCACTTTATATCCTCGCACGAGTAAAACAGGATATTGTCTTCCTTAACCTCCCAATCCGGTACTATGTTATACTGCTGTACTCGTGAGTCGATAGCATACACGGCGAGCACTTCCTTCAAGTCGGCCTCGCTCTGGAACGCAACACCGATATACACTTCACTTCGATATCCCATCGTTACATATCCCTTGATTTAATGTTTACAATCTTACCCGCATCGGGCTTGGCGTTGTCGTTATCCATGATGCACCACAGCACAGGCATGCTCCACTGACCCCAGCCACCGTAGAGGTGTCCATCTGTCAGAACGATAGCCGCTTGCGCGTTGATGTTGTTGTCGCGAATGTAATCGGTAACGCACTCTACATCTGTGCCACCACCGCCATCCGGCTTGGTTGAGTTCACAATATTGTCTAACTCGTGCGTGTCATACTTCTCGTCACGACATACCTTCGTGTCCCAATACAATAGACGTACTCCATCGGGATGCACCGTATCGCATATCTCTTTGACTTCAGAGAGGAACGCAGCGAGTTCTTTCTTACCAATGGAACCCGACGTGTCGATAGCCAATACCAGTTCCCCGACTTGCTCACTGATACCGCTCGGCATGTATATACCCGAGGACAAGTACCTGCGGTTGGGTTTGCTGTACGTAGAGTAGTCGCTACCTGCACAGGTTGTCTGGATGAACTCACGCAGTGCTTCGCGCCAGTTTACTTGCGGCTGAAGTAATTCCTCCAAGCCTAGATCACCGCCGCTGCCCATCTTACCGGCAACCAATGCGCCTTGACGTACAGCCTCGTCGATCTCCCGTGCGAGTTCGCGTATCTCCTCGGCGTCCATC